CAACTTGAAGATATAAAAGGATTAGATACAACTATTGATTGGAAGAATACTGGAGATAATAGTTATGATGGTGAAAAATTAGCTTTACTAGTACATGATGAAAGTGGTAAATGGGAAAGACCTGATAATATATTAAATAACTGGAGAGTTACAAAAACATGTTTACGATTAGGTAGTAAGATTGTTGGTAAATGTATGATGGGCTCAACTTCAAACGCATTAGATAAAGGTGGAGACAATTTTAAAAAACTATATAACGCATCCGATGTCACACAGAGAAATAGAAATGGTCAGACTAAGTCTGGTCTCTACTCTTTGTTTATCCCAATGGAATGGAACTACGAAGGTTTTATTGATGAATACGGACTTCCTGTATTTGATACTCCTGACTCAGATGTATTCGGGCCAGATGAAGAATTAATAGACATTGGAATTATAGAGCATTGGGAAAATGAAGCAGAGGGATTGAAACAAGATCATGATGCGTTAAATGAGTTTTATAGACAGTTTCCAAGAACTACAGAACACGCGTTTAGAGATGAAGCTAAAAATAGTATATTTAACCTTGTAAAAATATACGAGCAGATAGATTATAATGAGGGTGTTGGTAATTCAGCAGCTGTGTCTACAGGAAACTTTCAATGGGTTAATGGTATAAGAGATACGCAAGTAATTTTTTATCCAGATCCTAAAGGAAGATTTAATGTTAGTTGGTTTCCACCAACACATATACAAAATAAAATAGTATTAAAAAATGGAGTTAAGTATCCTGGCAACGAACATATGGGTGCCTTTGGTTGTGATAGTTATGATATCTCTGGAACGGTAGATGGTAAAGGATCTAACGGTGCTTTACATGGACTAACCAAGTTTAGCATGGAAGATTGTCCACCAAATCATTTTTTCTTAGAATATATAGCTAGACCACAGACTGCTGATATATTTTTTGAAGATGTATTAATGGCTTTAGTGTTTTATGGAATGCCAATATTAGCAGAAAATAATAAACCTAGATTATTATATCATTTAAGAAGAAGAGGTTATAGAGGATATTCAATGAATAGACCAGATAGAACTTGGAATAAATTATCTGTAGCAGAAAAAGAAATAGGTGGAATACCAAATACAAGTGAGGATATAAAACAGGCTCACGCAGCTGCAATTGAAATGTATATACAAAACCATGTTGGTCACTTAAACGATGGAAATTATGGTAATATATATTTTAATAAAACTCTAAATGATTGGAGTAGATTTGATATAACAAAAAGAACAAAGTACGATGCTTCTATTAGTTCTGGATTAGCAATTATGGCTTGTAATAGACATTTATATACTCCAAACGCTAAAATAGAAAAGCCAAAACTAAATATACATATTGCTAAATACCAAAACAAAGGTAGTATGTCTAAAATAATTAAATAACTAATATGAATAAATCAGGTGTAACAGGAATTTTTCCAAGCCAAGTAGTTAGTGATCTAGAGAAGATGACTGGGGAATATGGCCTTGAGGTAGGTAAAGCTATTGCTACTGAGTGGTTCAATAAAGACAATTATAGTAGTAGGTTTTTAACTTCATATAATAGTTTTCATAATTTAAGATTGTACGCTAGGGGCGAGCAATCAATTAAAAAGTATAAGGATGAGTTATCAATAAATGGTGATTTGTCCTATTTAAATTTAGATTGGAAGCCAGTTCCAATTATACCTAAATTTGTAGACATAGTGGTTAACGGTATAGCTGATAGAATGTACGATATAAAGGCATACTCACAAGATCCGCATGGAGTTTCGAAAAGAACTGAGTATATGGAATCTTTATTAGCCGATATACAAACACAGGATTTAAATGAACTTTTAGAAGAAACTTTAGGTATCACTATAAATGAAAACGATAAATCTAAAATACCAGGTTCTGAACAAGAATTAGAATTACACATGCAGCTAACTTATAAGCAAGCTGTAGAATTAGCTGAAGAGCAAGCTATTAACACGTTGCTTGAGGCTAATAGATACGAATTAACTAAAAAGCAGTTTTATTATGATTTAACAGTTTTAGGTATTGGTGCTGTAAAAACTGTTTTTAATCAAAGTGAAGGTGTTAAGATAGAGTATGTTGATCCAGCTAATTTAGTTTATTCTCATACTGATTCTCCTTATTTTGAAGATATATATTATGTTGGTGAAGTTAAACAAATACCAATAAATGAATTGGTAAAACAATTTCCAGATTTAAGTCAAGAAAATTTAGAAGAAATAATTGCAAAAGGAGGTGGAAACAAGAGTGCTTATAGATTTAGTGGAGAACATGATGATGATAATAATAAAGTTTCAGTGTTATACTTTAATTATAAAACCTACATGAATGAGGTTTATAAAATGAAAGAAACAAAATCTGGTGGGGAAAAGGCTATAGAAAAAGATGATACTTTTAATCCACCCGAAAACAAAGAAGGTGATTATAGTAAAATGAAAAGATGTATAGAGGTTTTGTTTGAAGGTGCTATGATTTTAGGTAGTGATAAACTATTAAAGTGGGAAATGGCACAAAACATGATGCGCCCTAAGAGTGATATTACAAAAGTAAAAATGAATTATGCTATTTGTGCTCCAAGAATGTATAATGGTAGAATAGAATCTATAGTAAGTAGAATAACTGGTTTTGCTGATATGATACAGTTAACTCATTTAAAGCTCCAGCAAGTAATGTCTAGAATGACTCCAGATGGTGTATATCTTGATGCTGACGGTTTAGCTGAAATAGATTTAGGTAATGGTACTAATTATAATCCACAAGAAGCATTAAACATGTTCTTCCAAACTGGTAGTGTTATTGGTAGATCATTTACTTCTGAAGGTGATATGAATCCAGGTAAAATTCCTATTCAAGAAATACAATCTGGAAACGGCGGTGCTAAAATGCAAAGTTTAATTCAAACATATAACTATTATTTACAAATGATAAGAGATGTGACCGGGTTAAACGAAGCAAGAGATGGTGCTATGCCTGAAAAATACTCATTAGTTGGTGTACAAAAACTAGCAGCCGCAAATTCTAACACGGCTACTAAACATATACTACAAGGTGGTTTGTTTTTAACATCAGAAGTTGCAGAAGCAATATCACTTAGAGTTTCAGATATTATAGAATATTCACCAACAAAAGATGCTTTCATACAGCAAATTGGAGCTCATAATGTTGCTACATTAAAAGAGATGTCAGAACTACATCTTTATGATTTTGGTATATTTATAGAATTAGCACCAGATGAAGAAGAAAAACAATTATTAGAAAACAATATACAAGCGGCAATAGCTCAACAAGGTATAGATTTAGAAGATGCTATAGACGTAAGAGAAATTAAAAACGTAAAATTAGCTAATCAAGTTTTAAAGTTACGTAGAAAACAAAAACTTGAAAGAGATCAAAAAATGCAGCAAGAAAACATTAAAGCTCAAACTATGGCTAATGTTGAGGCTCAGAACGCTGCTGCTCAAATGGAGATTCAAAAGAAACAATCAGAATCTCAATCCATGCAACAATTAGAACAAATTAAGGCTCAACTTGAATCAGAAAGAATGATGCAAGAAACAGAACTTAAAAAGCAAATAATGGATCATGAGTTTGAGATACAGATTAGACTAGCAAAGTTACAAGCTGACGCTATGAAAGCTAAAGAAGATAGTAAAGAAGATAGAAAAGACGAAAGAACAAAAATGCAGGCAACTCAACAAAGTGAGTTAATTGAACAAAGAAAAACTGATGCTCCACCTAAAGACTTCCAAAAAGACACAGGAATGGGTGAAGGTATTGTAGATCCTATGAAAGTTTTAGGAGGTATGTAACAAATTATTAACTATTATTATATTATATTATGGCAGAAAAAAAAGAAAATAAGGTTGAAGAACCTAAAGTAGATAACACTGTAGAAAAAATTAAAATTAAGAAAAAACCTAAAAAATTTGAAAGAACACCAGATATTATTAAGGTGGATATGAGTAAGCCGGTTGAAAAGCCAGTTGAAGAACCAACAAAGGTTGACTTAAAAAAAGATAACGATCAAGAAACTGTAGATAAACCTGCTGAACCACAACAAGTTTTAGAAGAAATAAAAGAAGAAGAAGTAAAGGTTCAAGCTCCACCAAAACCAATACTACCAGAAGGGGTTGAGAAACTAGTAAACTTTATGGAAGAAACTGGTGGTGATATAAGTGATTATATAAAATTAAATCAAAACTATGACGAGTGGGATGATGATGCTTTAATCAAAGCACATTATCAAAAAACAAAACCACACTTAAATGATGATGAAATACTTTTCATGATAGAAGATAATTTTAAGTATGATGAATCTACAGATGATGAAAAAGAAATTAAAAGAAAAAAATTAGCGTTAAAAGAGCAAGTTGCCAGCGCTAAAACTCAATTGGAAGAGTACAAATCCAAATACTATGAAGATATTAAAATGGGTTCTAAGCTTAATGAAGAGCAACAGAACGCAATGAAATTCTTCAGCGAGTCCAAAGAAAGACAACAGATGCAAGAGCAAGCACAATCTACGTTTTTAGAACTAACAGATCAAGTTTTTAATAATGAATTCAAAGGATTTGAATATCAAGTTGGAGATAAGAGGTTTAGGTATAACGTTAGTGATGCTGAAAAAGTAAAGACCACTCAAAGCGACATTAATAATTTTGTCAAAAAGTTTTTGAACGAAAATAATCAAATGGAAAACGCTAGTGGATACCATAAAGGTTTATTTACCGCTATGAATTCTGATGCTATTGCAAGTCACTTTTATGAACAAGGTAAGGCTGATGCTTTAAAAGAAAGTATAGCTAAATCTAAAAACATTAATATGGATCCACGACAACAACATAGTAGTGAGGTTAATACTGGTGGTGTAAAGGTAAGAGTGCTTAACAATGATAATTCTAATAGGGCTACATTTAAAATTAAGAAAAGAAAATAATAATTAAAAATTAAAAAATTATGGCAATTACAGGTGCGTCGAATACAGTACCAGCTGCAATACAGCAAACACTGTCTTCGAATTATATTGATTTTGCTACGTTATCATCTTCGGATGGTTGGGCGCAGCAATACTTACCAGATCTTATGGAAAAAGAAGCTGAGGTTTTTGGAAACAGAACTATCTCAGGATTTCTTTCACAAGTAGGAGCTGAAGAGAGCATGACCGCTGATCAAGTGGTATGGTCTGAACAAGGAAGGTTACATTTATCGTATACTGGACACGTTGAAAATACTACTGTTTGTGCTGACACTTCTACTGCTGGTGGTCAGTTAACTCTTGATAAAACTATTGATGGGGTTACTCTTGATGCTTCAGCTAGAGATCATGGTGTTAGAGTAAATGATATTTTATTAGTTGCTACAGCTACTGCGACTCATAGATTATTAGTACAAGCTGTTGCTTTAAACGTGGTTAGTGTTGTTACTTACGATGCTACAAATAACAATGGTCAAATAGGTAACTTAACAGGATTAGGTTCTACAGGTACTGATGATGATGATACTTTAACGGTACTAGTTATTGGTTCTGAGTATTCAAAAGGAACTAGTGGTAGAGATGGTACTAACACTCCAGGATTCAAATCTTTTACTAACAAACCAATTATCATGAAAGACAAGTATGATATCTCAGGATCTGATGCTTCTCAAGTTGGTTGGGTTGAAATATCTGGTGAAGATGGACAAAATGGTTACATGTGGTATTTAAAAGCTGAAGGTGATACTAGAGCTCGTTTTACTGATTACTTAGAAATGGCGATGATTGAAGCTGTTGTTGGTGATTCAGCACAGTCAGCTGCTGATGGTGGTCCTTTAGGAGCTGCTCACACTACTTTTGGTACAGAAGGTTTATTCTCTGCTATCGAAACTAGAGGTAACATTGCTACTGGTATTACTGGTACTAATGCTGCTACTGATTTAGCTGAGTTTGATGCTATTTTAACTGAATTAGACTCTCAAGGAGCTATAGAAGAAAATATGATGTTTGTAAACAGAGCAACTGCTCTTGCAATGGATGACATGTTAGCTTCTATGAATTCTTACGGTGCTGGTGGTACTTCTTATGGAGTATTCGACAACGAAGAAGACATGGCTTTGAACTTAGGTTTCTCTGGATTCCGTAGAGGTTCTTATGACTTCTATAAATCTGATTGGAAGTATTTAAATGACGCTTCAACTAGAGGCGCTATTAATGCTAAAGATACGGTTAACGCTATTAGAGGTGCTATGATTCCTGCTGGAGTTTCTTCAGTATATGATCAAAACTTAGGTAAAAACCTAAAACGTCCATTCTTACACGTTAGATATAGAGCTTCTCAAACTGATGACAGAAAGTTAAAAACTTGGGTTACTGGTTCTGTTGGAGCAACTACATCTGATTTAGATGCGATGGAAGTACACTACTTATCTGAAAGATGTTTAGTAGTACAAGGTGCTAATAACTTCTTCTTATTGAAGTAAGCATTTATACTAAAAGAGGGGAGCGGCATGCATGTAAACGCTCTCCGCTCCTCTTTTTTTATTTATTAATTTTATTATATAATATTTTATTATGGCAAAGAAAAAAGAAACAAAAACAGAAGTGGAATCAACTCCACAGGTTGAAAAACCAAAAGTTGAAACACCGGTTGTGGAAACTCCAAAACCAAAAAAAGATGAATGGGAAATAAAAGATAGAACCTATTATTTAAAAGGTAAAAAAACACCTTTATCTTATATGATAAGATCAACTGGGATTTACTGGTTTGATGAAGAAAAAGGATATGAAAGAGAATTAAAGTATTGTCAAAATCAAAGAACTCCTTTTGTTGATGAAATGCAGGGTGATCAAAGATTAGATCATATTATTTTTAGAAGTGGAGCTTTATTTGTGCCTAGAAACAAAGTGGTTTTACAAAAATTATTAAGTTTATATCATCCACATAAAGATAAGGTTTATTATGAGTGGAAACCAGTTCAACAAGCAGAAAGACAGTTAGATTGGTTAGAATTTGAAGTAGCAGCATTACAAGCGGCTAGTAATTTAGATGTTGATATGATGGAAGCTGTTATGCGTGCTGAAATCGGTTCTAGAGTATCAGAGATGTCCTATAAGGAATTAAAACGTGATTTACTTATATTTGCTAAGAAAAATCCTAAACTATTCTTAGAACTTGTTACAGATGATTCTATTCAACTTAGAAATTTTGGTATCAAAGCAACGGAGGCTGGTATATTAACTTTATCTGCAAACCAAAGAACTTTTAGTTGGGGTTCTACTGGTAGAAAATTAATGAACGTTCCGTTTGATGAACACCCTTATTCAGCTTTAGCTCAATGGTTTAAAACTGATGAAGGTATGGAGATTTATAAGAATATCGAAAAGAGAATGAATTAAAAATAATATAAAGCAACCATCCTCACGGGTGGTTGCTATATTAAAAATTAAATAGTATGGAATCAAAAAAATCAAAGGGTTTAGGAGACTCAATAGAAAAAATTACAGAAATAACTGGAATCAAAAAAGTAGTAGAAAAAGTAACTGGAAAAAAAGATTGCGGTTGTAAGAAAAGAAAAGAAGCTTTAAACAAAGCTTTTCCTTATAAAAAATAAAAAAATAAAAAATGGCGGTAAGTATAGATACAGTATATCAAAGAGTTTTAGCTTTAGCTGGTAAAGAACAAAGAGGATATATAACACCTCAAGAGTTTAATTTATTTGCTAATCAAGCGCAAATGGCTATATTTGAACAATATTTTTATGATATAAAACAATTTAGCCAGCAACCTGGAAACGACACGGAGTATTCTGATATGTTGGATTTATTAAATAAGAAGTTAGCGCCTTTTCAAAGAACTAGTAGTAATCTGAGTTATAGCGCTTTTGACTCTCAATTTATACTACCTACGGCTTCCTATAGATTGGGAACCGTTATATATAGTCCTAGCTCACTTACTTATCCAGTAGAAATACAGGAAATAAAAGAAAATGAGTTATTATACATAAACGCATCACCAATAGCAAGACCAACAGATAAAAGACCTGTTTACGTAAGAACTGGAAATACAACTATTAAAATTATACCAACTACTATTGTTGATGATGTAACATGTACTTATGTTATAGCTCCAACTAGAAAGAATGGTAATGATGCTAAGTGGGGTTATGCTGTAATCAATGGTCAAGCTTTATATAATCAAAATGAAACAACTGATTTCATGCTACATGAATCTGAAGAGTCTAGTTTAGTAATCAATATACTAGAGCTAGCAGGTGTTACGTTAAACAAACCTGGATTAGTGCAAATAGCGCAAAATGAAAGAAATTCAAAAATAACGCAAGAAAAATCATAATAAATGGGATTAATAACACAAACAGGAGAACAGTATTATAGTACGGCATCGCCAACGCCTTTTGGTGATTATCAATTTATTTCTTTACAAACTATAATAAATAACTTTATTGTTGCTTATGTTGGAGAAGATAAAATAATAAGTAAAATTAAAAGAACAGATGTTCAATTTCATGCCATGAGAGCCTTGCAGGAATTATCGTTTGATACGTTTAAATCTATAAAATCACAAGAAATAGAATTACCAGCTTCTTTAACTATGATACTACCTCAAGATTATGTTAACTATGTTAAATTTACTTGGGTAGACGGTGTTGGTGTTGAGCATGTGCTTTATCCAGCTTATAAGACATCTAATCCTACAGATGTTACACAAGATGCTAGTGGTAACTACACGTTTACAGCTGGTGTTTTAGATACCGACACATCATCAACAACTTGGGATAAATACAAATCTAATACTCCCGCAGAAAATCAAAATGATGATTATGAAGATGAAACTTATTGGCCTCATGATGGTCAAAGATACGGATTAGATCCTAGTCATGCTCAGGTAAATGGATCTTTTTATATAGATCCAAATACTGGTTTAGTACATTTTAGTTCTAATTTATCAGGACAAACTATAACATTAAAATATATAAGTGATGGTTTAGGTACAGATGACGAAATGAAAGTTCATAAATTTGCTGAAGAGGCTATGTATAAATGGATTGCTCATGCTATATTAGCAACAAGGGCTAACACACAAGAATATTTAGTTGCTAGATTTAAGAAAGAAAGATTTGCAGAAGTAAGAAAAGCAAAATTAAGATTATCAAATATAAAATTAGAAGAGATTACTCAAGTATTAAGAGGTAAATCGAAACATATAAAACATTAATTAAATGCCGGAATTAAGTCAAAACTTTATTAAAGGTCGTATGAACAAAGACCTTGACGAAAGGTTGGTTACTAATGGTGAATATAGAGATGCTTTAAATATAGAGGTTTCTACATCTGAGGGCGCTAACGTTGGAACTGTACAAACAACTATGGGTAATACTAAGGTTGGTACTGGTTTTGGTACTTGCGTTGCCTCTATTACTGATGAAAAGAATGATGATATTTATTGGTTAGTAGCAGGTAGTAGTACAGATGGAAAAGATGCTGTTTTAAAATATCATTTAAATCCATCAACAAATACTTATGAAGTAACACCGGTAGTAGTTGACGTTTGGAAACAAACACGAACTATAGCAAATTCAGATGGTGATGTTATTGTTGATGACGGTACTGATCATTTACATATAAGCAATCTAGGTAATTCAAATGAAAATATTACAAACGTTAGGAAGGGAATGGTTGTTACTGGTACCTTTACAAATAACACTGGATCAACTTGTAATGTTTTAGGCACGTCTATAGCTAACGGTGCTACATACACGTTATTAGAATCGCATGGCGTTATCGTTGATAAAGTTAGAACTGATTATCCCACAACTAATAGTTGGAGAATTTACTTAAAATCATCATATGGATCAACCACATACACCTTATTTCCTAGTAAAATAGGAGATGACATTACGTTTATCTCAGGTTCTATATGGGGAAAAGAAGATAGAGTATTAAACTTTGATTCTTCTAGACTAATTACTGGTATAAACATTATAGATGATTTAATGTTTTGGACAGATAATCATACAGAACCTAAAAAAATAAATATACCAAAGTGTATTGATGGAACCTTAGACATAAACACACATACAACTTTTGAAGTTATAGATGTTGATGGAAATAATTACACTATCCCGTCAAGTACTCTTCAAAATTCTACAGCTAATTTTCCTTTAAAAAAAGAACATATAACTGTTGTTAAAAAGTCTCCTTTAACAGCTCCTAAATTAGAGATGGATGACACAGAGGTAGCTAGAGGACAAATAACAGCACAAGTAAATACCATGTTTACTGATGGAACAGATAATTTGGCTGTAAATACAGTAATAACTTATCAATTAAGTGACTTTTTAGGAGGTGCTGTTCCAGATTGGAGAGTTGGTGATATTATTCTTAGTACAAGTGATAATAATGGTATATTGCTTTTTGAAGAAGCAGAAGTAAGATTAAGTGTTACAAGCGTTTCCGCAACAGCAATGACATTTGAAATAATATCTATAACTTCTACACAACTAGGTACTAGTAATTCTGACCACTTTTTTGTACTAGAGCGATCTGCTCCACTTTTCGAATTCAAATTCCCAAGATTTTCTTATAGATATAAATATCAAGATGGAGAATATTCATCTTTCGCGCCTTTTTCAAAAGTTGCGTTTATGCCTGGTCCATTTGATTATAACCCTAAAAAAGGATATAATTTAGGAATGAAAAATCAATTAAGAAATCTTAAAGTAAAAGATTTTATAATAGAAGATTCAATTAGACCTAATGGTGTAATAGCTGTAGATATACTTTATAAAGAATCAAATTCTCCAAATATATATACTGTAAAAACAATAAACACTGTTGATGACGAGTGGAGTGCGGATGGTACTAACCCAAACGCTTCAGGAGTTTTAACTAGAGGTTCTGTAGAGATAACTAGTGAATTAATACACGCTGTATTACCGGCGAACCAACTATTACGACCTTGGGATAACGTGCCTAGAAAAGCTTTAGCTCAAGATATTAGCTCTAATAGATTGATATATGGTAATTATTTACAAAACTTTAATTTAACCATGCATAATGGTAACTCTATAAAGTTTATGAATCAACTTTCTTTAGATAGTAAGACTAATGGCGTTGGTCCTACAAATCCACAACCATCTATTAAATCACTAAGAACTTATCAAGTAGGTGTTGTATATAGAGATGAGCACGGAAGAGAAACACCAGTTATAGCTTCTAAACGAAGTAACTCAGGTACAATAACAATAAAGAAAGACGTGGCGGATAAACAGAATAAACTGAAAGTCCACATGGAACACGACCCGCCAGGATTTGCTGATTCATTTAAATTTTTTGTTAAAGAAACTTCTAATGAGTATTATAATTTAGCTATGGATCGTTGGTATAATGCTGAGGATGGTAATGTTTGGTTAAGTTTCCCTTCCGCAGAAAGAAACAAAATAGATGAAGAAACTTATTTAATACTTAAAAAACAACATGATACTGATATTTTTGTTTCTGATGAGGCTAGATATAAAGTTATTGCTATAGAAAACGAAGTTCCTGAATATGTTAAATTAACAAAAAAATCACTTGGAACATTAGGTAATAATAGCGATAGAACTGTTTTTGGAACCGCTGGCGGTGGTTATCCAGAAAAAGACGTTCAGTTTTTTTATGTACATAAAGGTACTTTAGAAAGTGGTGGTTTAAAAGATTTTGATACTAACGGTGGTGATGTAAAAAAATACTGCAGGTTTTTATCAACTGGAACAAAAACATATAGATCAGATTGGTACGAAATAAGAAACGCAAGAAAAATTGAAGTACATAATACTGGTAAGGATGATACTTGGATGATAGAGACAGCTATACCTTTTGGAAAAGATTTAAATTTTACAACAGAAGGTTCTACTGGTATAGGTACTGGCCTATGGGCTGATAGAATTGGTAGTGGTAACAGTTACAACACATCTACATTAAAATTAGAAATTGCAAAAGAAATAGAAGAAGTAAAACCAGAGCATAGAGGAAGATTTTTTGTAAAAATATATAAAGATGGTGTTTTAGAAAAACATGTGTTAAAAAGTGTAAACGCAGATAGAGATTGGATATCTGTTTTTTCTGAACCTATATATTATTTAAATAGTACAGATTGGAAAACACCAAAAGATTGGGGTGCTAATCAAGAAGTACCTTCTGGATCTGTCGTAAATAATTGGTGGGCTGGAACAGGTACTGCTGAAGCAAAGGTAAAAAGATGGTGGAGGAACTTTGGATCTCATTGGTTTATAGATAATTTACAAACAAGAACAAATGATATAACTTGTAATTACGGGTTTTGGGGACAAGGCCCATGTGCTGATAACGATGGTCCTAATAGTATAACTGCTGGTGGTATAACAGCTTTAGGAAATCAACATAATAAAACTATTCATCTGGCTTTTTCTGGTGTTTATATACCAGGTTCAAAACCAGATCCTGCAGATGATCAAGCAGAGCACAATCATGAAAAAAAGACACCAGCGAACTTAGACCTTGGTGTTAACGCTAACTTAGATGAAAAAACATGGATGGATTATATAACTTCTGTTGGTACTGTTTTTAAGTGGTCTAAAGATCCAGAAGGAGTTAAGTATGTAGTAGAAAAAGCTACATTATATAAATCTGGATCTAGATGGAATGAAGATAATAAATTTTCAGGAAACTCTATTGATGAACTTTGTAACTACGATGCTTCAGGAAAGCGGTTTCTTGGTATGGGTGGTGAAAACTTTTTACACGCGGCTAATAAACGTGTAAGATGGGAAATACAAGTAGGACAATGGGATGGCAACGGGGCTAAACCAACAGACGCTAATCCGGCTCCAGGCGTTGGTGTTATAAGCGCATTATGTACAGTTGGTTATAATCCTATAAATAATACTGTAGATAATTATACAGATCCAAGTAGCCCATCAACAATATCTAGAGCAAACCATCATGATAATGCACATCCAATAGAAATATTAGAACTTGAACACGATGAAGAAGGAGATTTCTCTAGTACAAATCCTGCTATATGGGAAACAGAACCTAAAGAAGATATTGGTTTAGAGTTATATTATGAGGCTAGTGATGCTAATCCTATAGAGCTTGATTATAGAACTAATGAAGTTTATATACCTGTTACCTCTAAATTAACGCTACCAACGGGTATTGGACCATCTACAGCAACAGGTTTGAGAACTTGGACAACTACTAACAATACTTATACAGCAGCTTCCTCGTTAAAAATAACAGCTTTTAATGATAAAACAATAACCATAAATGATAGACCAACATGGACAGATCCTAGTGGTAATACCGGAACACTTGTAGTTGGAGATGAAATAATATTTACAAAACCTGACGGTGGAATGGTTACCGGTATAGTTGATTCAGCACCAGTTAATGTTGGAAATACATATTCTACTATAAAATTAGATGATGAGTTACATAAAAGAACATATTATTTAGATTGGTTTAATTGTTATTCTTTTGGAAATGGAGTAGAATCAAATAGAATTAGAGATGACTTTAACGCGGTTACTATAGATAAAGGACCTATAGTATCAACAACTTTAGCCACTCCATATGAAGAAGAAAGAAAGAAAAATGGATTAATATATTCAGGTATATATAATTCTACTAGTGGTATAAACGATCTTAATCAGTTTATAATGGCTGAGAAAATAACTAAAGATGTAAGTCCTAGATTTGGTAGTATACAAAAGCTACATGCTAGAGATACTGATTTAGTAGTTTTTTGTGAAGATAAAGTAGTTAGATGTTTAGCTAATAAAGATGCTGTTTATAACGCTGATGGTAATGCTCAATTAATAGCTACTAATAGAGTTTTAGGACAAGTAGTTCCGTTTGCTGGTGAATACGGTATATCTACTAATCCAGAATCATTTGCAAGTAGATCTTTTCAAGCATATTTTTCAGATAGAGTTAGAGGTGTTGTGATGAGACTATCAAGAGACGGTTTAACGCCTGTTTCAGAACACGGGATGAAAGATTGGTTTTCAGATAATCTAAAGCAAGCGGGAACTATAATAGGTAGTTATGATGATAAAAAATCACTATATAATATAACGTTAAAAAACGCGGTTACAAAAGCTGTAGAAGTTGATAGAGATACATCTGTAATAACATACGCTAACACTAATCCTATTGGATATTTTATACCAACAAGCAACCCACCTAATAATATTGCCTCTATAAAATATACACAAGTAGATGATGATAATAATTATCAAACTGGTGGTGGTACTTTAGACCTAGTAACACAAATAGTGTTACCAACAACTGGATATTATGAAGATAGATCTACAGAACTTCAATCTTTAATAAGCGCTTTAGACGAGTGCCCTAATGGAACCATATATTTACACTATCAAGTACAACATGATACTCCATCTCAAGAAGTTAGTTCAACATATACAAACAGTGGTGCTCCTATTATAACATACACGGTAAATTCCTATACATTTAACGATAATGGGGCGTATATTCTTGATGTAGATTACCATTCGGGTACGTACGCAATGCTAGATTTTGTATATTTTTGGTGGTCTTCAGAAAACTGTGATGATGATACTGGTGGTGAAGAAGGAGAGAAAAATAACTTTGTTGAAAGAACGCTTAGTTTTGCAGAGAAAACAAACGGATGGGTTAGTTTTAAATCTTGGATACAAGAATCAGGATTAAGTATGAATGGTAAATTTTATACTTTTAGTAGTGGTAATTTATATGAACATGAAAAAAATGAATTAAGAAATAATTTTTATGGAACACAATACACATCCACCGTCGATGTTCTATTAAACGAGCAGCCAAGTTCAGTTAAAAGTTTTCAACTTTTAAAATACTCTGGTTCACAAGCTAGAATTACTAAAAACACATTAACAGGTACAAATTCTGACGGTTATAATCAATTTGATAATGAATATTATAATAATATAGGTAAAACTGGTTGGTATGCTAGCTCAATAGAAACAGATCTTCAATCTGGTAAAGAATTAGAATTTAGACCTAAAGAAGGGAAATGGTTTACAGCTATGCAAGGAGTATCTACATACTTTAATAGCGCTACAGATAATAATGTAGATGAAGGTGAATTTTCTGTTCAAGGAATAGGATACACGGCTTCAGTACATTGTCCTGATTGTGGTGGTGAAGACCCAAGACAACCATCAAGAGATACATTTACACTAACTGTAAAAGACGATCCAACAGATCATTAAAAATAAATAAATGGCACATTTAAATTATACAATTTCAACGGTAACAACTACAGAGTCTCCAGGGGATTCAGTTAACGCTGGTACTTTACCTTCATCAGCCACATTAATAATAACACCAAATAGTGGTTTTGTTGCTAGTGCTAGTGATTTTAATATTAGTGGAGGAACAGCTGGATCAGGAACAACATTTTCTCATGGTGATACTAATGTGGTTTTGCCACCAGAAGTTGCTAGTGTCACGTTTTCTAATACAGGTACAGCTGGTCAAGTAGGAAATACCGTTCAGGCCTTAGTTACTTTTAACCACTTCATAATGCCATCAGCAGACGTGGAGTTATCAATTGATATTAATGGATCTGTAACACAAAGAACAATTAATCAAGTTACCGCTTGTATAACAGATAACGTTGTAACAGATGGTGTTTGTGCGGGTAGTCAATGGCCTAAAGCTGGTGATCCAATAAGTAGCACAAACTTAACGCCAGCTGCTGGCACGGCTTGTACTGGTAATTTAGATACGGTAACCGAAGGTACTGGTATTACAGCGTCTTCTGGTACAAATGCTAACTGGTCAAATCCAGTTAATAGTGTATATCCAGGACAGTTTACGGGAGATTATGTGGCCAACACATCAGTAACTACACAACACACTGGTTCTATAACACCTAATACGCAAACAACATTATTTACAAAAACATTTTGGACGGGTCCTACTCGTATTTTTGAAGCTACACCTTTTTATCAATTAAATGCTAATGCCGCTGCTTCTGGATATTATACTGTAGAAGAAACACCTGATAACTATAATGTAGATAGAGTAGTTTTACAAAATGTAAGTGCTAGTAATTCAGTAAAGGTAAACCTTGCGGATATTTATCCTGGAATGTTAGTAACTGGGGAAAATATAACAAGTTTAGCGCCAGGAACTGGATATCCATATACGTATCAAGATATTAGAGTTACTAGAGTTAGCACTACAAATGGTACGGTAAGTTTAAGTGAAAAAGTAACATTAACAGCTGGTGATACGTTAAATTTTAATAGTATATTTGATTTAACAGCTAATGGAGCTGCGTGGGGTCAAAACTATCCAACACCGGCACATTGTTTAACGAAAACGTTTACAGTTAAATGTAATATGCCAGAAAGCGTTGATTGTGGTAATCACGAGATTGATTTTGGTATGGTGCCAGGTGATCAAATACAGTGGAGAGAAAATCCAAATCCATTAATAACTGGGGTTAATATAGATACATCTGATATACCTAACGAGGGCGACACCAGAACAATAACTATATATGGAAATGGAAACGCTCAATTTAATCTCGCTATAGAAAGATCTGATGGAGAGCTATATAATTTTGAATCGGAGACGTTTGGTGGTAGTGGTCCTTTAGTAAATCAAATAGCAACTAATGCTACGCCTTTTTCTAGAGCAATATATTTTCAAACTACAGATACTGCTTATACGTATTTAATAAGGATAACGCCCTCTGGTTTTGTTGTTGAAGGAGACTACTCAACACAAACGCAATTTGCAACTGGAGTTGACGATACCTACGCAATATCGCAATATCCAACAACAACGTTAACATTTGCAGCGACAGAGCCCTCTGGATACACAACAGCTGCCGGATTAGAGGCTCCTGGAAACTGGGTTGTACAAGGGGGTGCTACTTGGCCAACTGGTAGATCTGTTATAAGTTGGACGGGTACTTTTGTTAAAGATGACGGTTCTGTTTTATATGATGATGGTACGCATGCTGCAGCTATAAGTTTATTAAAACCAGGTTTTTACGCGTTTGATGATGATGGTGATGCAATAACAGCTGATGTTGCTGGAGATTTTGGTAATGCAACTGCTAACAATGGATCTATGTCTTTAGAGGCTTTCGCATCTGGGAGTGGTACCGCTACAATAACAATAACGGTAAATGGCTCTATTTATAAACAACCAACAGCTAACACAACCGTAACTTTAGACATAGATAATTTTATAGTAACAAAACCTAGAGTACCTAATGTAAATGAACAGTTAGATAGATTAGAAAAAAGCGCTTCAGGCGTGTTAAGCAGTGTTGGTGAGGCTGTTGGATTAGAACGAATGATCTCTGTTGAAACTGGTGGTTCTGTTGCTATTAATTTAAGAAGTTGGGATAATGATACTAATAAAGCTAGTAAAACTTTAGCTACAGTTGTTGGGCCTACAGACACAGAAGGCACAACAAAAGGCAGTCTTGGAGCTCATTCTGGAGGATCAGTAACATATACAGCGAATACAAACATAACATCTGCCGATGTTGGTAAAGTTATAACTTTTACATATAAAGGAACCGTTGGCGCTGTTGATAGTGATCCAGCTACTGTTTACATATTAATATCTAAATAAAATAATTATGCCACTAATAACATTAAATTTTCAAGGAACAGTTCAGTCTTCAGTACAAATAAATGATGTAGCTTATTATGTGCCTGTAGCTAGTTCTGGTGGTTTTGTTACACAAAGTAACGATATAGTAAAAATTGGAAGAATAACATCTGTTGGTTTAACTAGTATTACTTGTGATATTGATAACAGTACTGTACCACCAACAGCGTATGATCCAAACAAACCTACTAACGATATGATTATGTTTAGCAAGGATAGTGCGGCTAATATGAGCAGTTTGTTAGGTTATTATGCTAGAGTACAATTAACTAATAATTCAACTTTAGAAGGTGAGTTATTTACATTAGAGTCCGATTATTTTGAAAGTAGTAAATAAACAGCAAAAACTGTAACTATATTGATATAAATTTAATTAAATGGCTGACAAGCAAGATATAATAAAAAAAGAACAACAACTACAGAAAAGAAGTGGAATAATGGAACTACAAGATTCTTTAATGAAGTTTGTAGATGGAAAAAATGTAGTAAAAGGAGATTCTGAAGTTTTTCCTTTAAAACACACTTTTACCGACGGGATATATATTAGACAAATGTCTATGAAAAAAGATTCGTTTGTTATAGGTAAAATACACAAGCACAACCATGTTTGGTTTTTATTAACTGGACATATAGTTGTGGCTGACGAACATGGAACCGTTGAGCATATAGCACCATGTTATGTTGAAGCGCCGGCGGGTTCTAAAAGAATGATATATGCAGAAGAAGATTCAATATGGGTTAATATACATGCTAACCCTACAAACACGAGAGATTTAGAAGAATTAGAAAAATTAATTATAGCAAAAGATTACGATGAGTTTAATGAGTATAACAATAAAAAATAATATATTATGAGTTTTGTAACATTAGGAGTAGCGGTTGTTGGTGGCGCAGCAAAGCTAATAAGTGCAGGTCAAGGTAGAGCACAAAGAAAAAAAGAACAAAGAAGAGCTAATGCCGAGTTAGCTAAACGTCAAGCTGCGTATGAAAACCTAGACGTTACAAATCCGTATGCTAATTTAGAAAATACTTATGAAGATTTAACTGTAAATCAACAACAAGCTGAGTTTATGATGCAGCAAAATGCTATACAACAAGCAAATACAATGCAAGGGTTACGTGCTGCTGCGGGTGGTTCTGGTGTGGCTGGACTTGCTCAAGCTATGGCTAATCAAGGTCAAATTGCTGCTCAAAAAGCATCGACAACTATTGGTCAACAAGAAGCGGCAAATGAAAGAGCTGCTGCGCAAGGTGAGGCCGCTAGACAAAGGGCTGTTGCTCAAGGTGAAGTTGGAAGACAAACAAGAGAAAAACAAAAACAAGGGGATTTATTAGAAATGGCTATGGGTCAAAAAGCAGCTGCTGACGAAGCTAGAACCGCTGCCGCTACACAGGCTTGGCAAGGTGTTGGTGAGATTGCTGGTGGTGTTGCTGCTCATAAGAAATCAATGGATGATCAGGGTTTAAACTTCTGGGGTAAATAAACAAATAGAATATGGCAAAGAAAAAAGATAATAAAAGTAAACCGCTAAAACAAATTACAGATCCATTAGGGATACCACAAACTCAACAGCGTGGTTGGTTTGGTAAAGCTAAAGAAGCTGCTAAAGGAGGAGCTGGTGATACTGTTGGTTTTGGATCACTAGGTTATGGTGTTAATTGGTCTAAAGTAGATTTCGGTAAAGCCGCTTTATCCAAAAAAATGAATAATGAAGAAGGAGGTTGGGCAGCTAGAAAGCGTTGTGAAAAAGATGGTGGTACTTGGAACTATCAAACTAAAAAGTGTGAAGGAATAGAAACAGAAACAGAAACACCAACTAACAACGATGTGCCAGTAGATAAAAGCATGTTGGGTGAGCCATGTAATTGTGAAGGTACAGAAACTGAAGGTAAGTATGTTGAAAATGCGAGCGGTGAAATAGTTTGCGAGTGTATCGATACAAAATCAACTAAATCCTCAGACGAAGATTGTAATTGTGATAACTTTGATCCAGAACTATCTGACGAAAATGATCCGTGTTATGAAAAATGTGCAGGAACAGGAGATGATGAAGTAAACGAACAAGAAGAAAAATGTCCTGGATCATTATTAGATCCTCCAACTCATTATTGGGATGATATAGGAAAAAAGTGTGTAGATAGAGATGACATGAAATCAAATGAAGATGAAGGTTCTTGTGAGGGAAAAGAAGAAGAAAAAGAAATGTGTGCTGCTGGAGACTATGGAGATGGAATGGTTTGGAATAACGACACGTGTGAATGTGAACAAGATCCAAACAAAGGTTCTGGTTCAGATATAAAGCCAAAGAAAGACGATACAAAACCAAAGCAAAACGATCAAGATCTTAATTTAGAAGCTAAAAAAGGTGATAAAGACGACCTCTTGAAAAACGATATAGAAAACATGAGGGTAAGCGAGTTGAATCAAGGTCTAGATATGAATAGATTAACCCCTAATAGCGGAAAACAATTAAATAAAAATCTAGCAGCATTAAGTGATCCAGAAACTCATAGTGGTAATATAAATGGCGCTTCTGGTAAGATTTTTGAAGGTGTAAATGCAAACGATTATACTAGTATAGCTTTAGGTGGTGGTGAAATAAAAAATAAAAAACAGCAATATAGTTTTAAAAGAGGAAAATTAACAGGACAGACTAATAGCGGCGCTATGTGGGTTGATCTTGATGATGGAGATAAGAAGAGGCGAAAAAGATTTAACTGGAGTTTTGAAATTACAGGTAAAGGTGAAATTAGCTTTAATAAAATGACTGGTTATTCACAAGAAGTTTGGGGTAATATTATTGGAGGTTTAAGAAAAGATGGGAATAAAGGTATAGGTGTTGATTTAGAAAAAGGTAAAGCCACCATGACTAAGCAAGAGTGGGATAAGTTTACTAAAGTCTATAATAAAAAAATAGAAGAATTAATAAAAAGACGTGATAGATTCGCTAAAGATCATGCTAATAATGAGGATTCTGTTTGGTGGGCTAATAATAGTTTTGAACCTTGGGAAAGAGACTTATTAAGAATGCATGCTCAGGGATTTTTTGCTAATACTTTTGGTAAAGAAGAACCACCAACAAAATTTAAAAATCCAATAAATTATGGTACACCAACTTTTGTTTCTCCTTTTAAAAGAAGAGATAGGAGTTACTTAAGAGTTAGAGAAAATTGGATGCCTACTCCAATGAAACATGGTACATTTGAGGATTTTCAATATGGAAGAAATGGACACAATCCAGATACCATGTCGGCAAAACATGAAGATTGGCATTTAAAACAATCTGGTGAATCACCAAATAATTACAATAGTCCTTTTCATCAAGAGGAACAAATGCAACAACCTACTAATATATGGGAGAAAATACAAGCTTATGGTAAAGATATGGATAAAAGAATTGATAAATTTATTCAACACACAAATTATGATCCAGCTACAGATAAACCTATAAATTCTTTTCAAAATCAAACTTGGGTTGGTATAATAACAGAATGGTTACAAGGTCAAAAACAAGTAATGATTGATGCTGGAAATAATAATGATAAACAAGCACAACAAAATGTGTCTACAGCAGTTAATCAATTGATACAAGATGTAACTACTTATTCTGGGAAGTTCTTAGATTGGATAGATAGAAACTCTGGTGATCAAGCAGAAGGTAATGCTGGTGGATCTGTAACGTCTAACGGTTCTAGAAAAGATGAAAAATTTATAGGTAACATAACATTCATGGGTGATCAAAATACAACAATAGGTATAGGTGATGATGGTAAGATTGGTATTAAATCATATGGTTTAGAAGATGTTAAATATGTAGAGGATTTAGATACCGATGTCTTTGCAAAAGATGATGCTGGTTATCAAATGTTTTTAGAAGCATCTGGACAGTTACAAAAAGATGCTGAATCTGGAAAACCATTAAATAGCAGTATTGTTGAAGGACACGCTGATAACTTACTTAAAAACGAAGATAGTATATTATCTTGGGCTTTTGATTCAATGTATGGTCAATCGTGGATACAAGATTACGTTCAAGCAAATCCAAACGCTGATGTAGATATGTTTATGCCAGAAAGTCCTAGTTTTGATATAGATTATTTAACAGATGAATTACATGGTTGGCTTACTTCTAAATTAACAGAAGCATATGAAAAAAATAAGCCAGCACAACCAGAACAAAAAGGTGAGGCTGCTCAAGGTATAATGAACGAAACCTTAGCAAACGTAGAGCAAGAAAAAGAAAATAAAGAAGGTGTTTATGCTGAAGAAGGAGCTGAACAACCTGCTATGCAACCGCAAGGTATGCCTGCACCTCAAGAATCACCAATGATGTATAGATCACCAAGACGAGCAAGGGAAATATTAAAAAAATTAAATAAAATAAATAGATGAGTAAAACAAGCCCTTTTTTACAAGAAGTAGATGTTGAAACTAATGAGGAATTAGAAACTAATATCCAAGAGTTACCAAAGGCTTCAACTGAAACTGAAGAATTAAAGTTAGATGAAAGGTGTCCAGAAGGTTCTCTTTGGGATAAAGAGAAAGGTATGTGTGTACCTACGGAAACTGAACCTATAGAAACAGAGAAAAAAGAGGAGGTTGGAACGTTAACAGAAGAATTAATAGAGAAAGATTATGAGAGCGAATTGGAGGGCACGGAGGAAGAGTTTATACAAACCTCTGATTTTGCAGAAGGATTATCTATCATATTGCAAAACTATACACATATACCAAAGTTTGATTTAAAAACAGAAGATGGTAAGTTATTTTACGAAAACGCAAACAAAGCGTATCAAGCTTTTATAGCAAAATATCCAGATTTAAATCCAGAAGAATATATAGAAAACTTTGTAAAAACACAACCAGAGGTTTTAGAAAATAATTTTTATCAAAAAGATGAAGGTTATTATAATGAAATAGCATC